ATCTCGTCGTCCGGCACGCCGCAACGTGCACGCAGGAACCAGAGCAAGTGCAGCGCTGTGTTAGCGCTGTAAACAGCGGTACCGGTGCGCGGGTCGTACACGTCGTTGCGCCCGCGCACCACGAAACGTGTATCCGGAATGCCTGACGGGAATTTCTCTGCGCTGTACTGCAGCGAAACCCGAACGAACGAAAGGCCCCGGCCGATCTGGCTGTCCTTCCAGTCCGGGCAGTTGGCCTTCAGGAAGGCGTTCACCTGAGTCGGATTGACCACCAGCTCATAGGTCGCCTGCGCGCCGTAACTGCCGATCTCTTCCTCGCCGAGGTAAATGTTCTCAAGCGCGGCTACGGGGCCTTCGCACAAGACGTACACCAGGTGCAGCCACTCGCCCTCACCCTGTGCGCCTGCCTGCTCTTGCGCCCAGACCAGCACACCACCGGTGGAAACCCGGCCAAGGATGAAACGAACTGGCGCCTTCGACGATCGCACGGTCTGCGCCGACGGCTCGTTATCGCGCAATGGTGACTTGGTGTTGAGCTTTTCCTGCTGCTCCGATGCGTAGAAGGCCAGCGCAGCGCCGGCGACCGCGCCCCACGGGCCGCCTTGGGCAAAACCAACAACCGCACCCACCACAACCGAGGCAAGTTTTCTGACACCGCCGCTCATTCAACCCTCCACGCGGCCAATGGCTCGCATACGACACGGGCCGCGCCGTCGTCGGTTGTTGCCCAATAATCGCCAGCCCAGAAAACAGCCATGCTTCGGCCGCCAGGCGCGTCGTACAGCACAACGTCGCCGCGCTGGATAAACGTCAGCGGAACCCTCGGGAAATGGGCATCCCAAGCAGCCTCAAGGCTGCCGTGCTGCTTTTTCAGCTGCCGCTTGGCGCCAGTTTCTGTGGTGTATTTGCCGCGGTAGTTCTCGGCTGGATCGACGCCACAAATCGCCGCAGTGCAGTCCGCAGCGAACAAGCAGCAGTCAAATTCGCCCCATGAAAAAGGCCGCTCTTGGGCGGCCTTGATTACGTCGTTCAGACGGGTTGTCCAGTCTCGGTAGCGCATGGCTAACTTCCATAGGTGAATGTCGGTGCGTCTTTCTTCGAGCCCCAGTAGATGGGCCACTCGGACATCTGGGCGATGGCGTAGAAGAACCGGTCGCCGTCGTGGCGCGCGCGGTGGTTTTCGTCCGTGAAGCGTTCGGTACCGGTACGGCTCCACTCGGCCATCCGGTCGACCACGGGCACAGTGATGCTGTTGCCGTCTTGGCCATTGCCAGCAAAGGAAAACTTCGCAGCGTCCATCCGGCCGGAGAACAGAATATCCGCCGCGTAGTTGCCGGCCTCGTCGAACACCACGAACATGACTTTCGCCATCCGCCCACGGCAGCCCCGGACGTTGGTTTCGGAAAGGATGTAGGCATCCAGGCCGCTGAGTGTCAGCTCGACCGACATTGGCGACCCGGAGTTGTCGCTCTCCTGCGACTGACTGACCTGGCCGAAATTACCCACGCCGAGGTAGGTAATGCCATCGATTACCAGATCGCCGGTACCGGTGTGCGCGAAGACCATGCCGTCGACGAAGTCGAGCTGCACGGCGTACACCGGCATGAAGCGGCCGGTGGCGATGATGTTCACCACGTTCTGGCTGAATGGGAATGCTGATGGCATCAGAAAGCCTCCCTGAATTGGTAGCTGCCGTTTGCGACCACAGGCTTTACGGACATGGCCCAGGTGTCGGTGGTCATGCGCATTTCGGAATATGGGTTGAGGTACTCGACGGCGGTACCGGCCGTGAGCGTCCTGCGGATCCTCTTATTGAGCGACACCGTCACCCTGCCCTGCGCGTTCGCCGATGCCGCATCGGTGACCTCGAACATCTCCCCTGCGATGGTGATGTAATCGCCGGCAGCGAACACAGCGGCGTTCGCCGGAGCGCCGCCGATGACCATCGACCGCGCTTGCGCGTTGCCGGTGACCACTGAGAGTGCGCCTACGCTGTTAGTGCGCCGGCGGGTGAAGGCCGGCAGGTTGAAGGTGCCCATCATGCCGTCAAGTCTCCCGAGGAAAGAGGACAGCTGTCGCTCCTCCTCTCGGGTCAGCAATCCGAAGGTCAAGGTGCACTGCCAGTAAGCGCCCGGGTAGCCGACGATCTGCTGGGCATTCGAGAGCGTCGAGGTGAACGCCCTGCTGTTGTTGACGATGCGCAGCGAAGCCGGCCACGTGAGAGCCATGCAGTACTCCTTAGATTGCTTAGCGCCGCGCGATCAGCTGGCGGATGGTTCCGTTCATTTTCAGGTCGCGCACGACCAGTTCGTAGCCGCCCTTGGCACCCTGCATTGCCGCCTCGCGCACCATGTTGACTGTGGCGTCATCTGGCGTGCCTTGAAAGCTGAAACTCTGCTGGATGACCGGGGCAGTAGACGAGCCCGACGAGATCGGGACGACATTGGAGGTCGACGCCGCCGCAGTTGCGCCAACGTAGCCGCCATCTGCGTACCCTTTGGCGTTCGCGTTCATGCGCTCGAGGAATTCCCGGGCGCCCGGCTGACTCACCGCTTCCTTGCGGACCACGAACTCGCCGCCGTGCACGACGCCCTTCGGCTCGAACTTGCCGCCGTCGCCGGTATAACCGCCATCGGAGAAACCGAACTTCGAGCTGTATCCGGCTGCGGATGCACCGAGAGTGGAAGACGTCGCGCCAGCGGTACCAGCGGCGAGGCCATTGCCGGCTGCAGCACCACCAGCGGTTAGTCCGCTGAAGATCGTGCCGAAGATGCCCACCGCCGCCTGGCGCACCTGGATGCGGGTCAGATCTGCAATGATGCCGTCCGCCAGATCCTTGAACGACAACTTGCCAGTCTTAACGAACTGGATGATGCCGTCTTCCATGTTGCTGAAGGCGTTGGTGAACAGGTTGCGGGTTTGGCCGGCAACATCGCGCGCCTGTTCCGAATAGGTCTGAAACGCCGACGAAGCACCGAGCGCCCAGTCCGATTGGGCCTTGTCCACATCCGTGTAGTACTGCTGCTGCATGGCAAGACGGGCTTGCAGCGCTGAGCGGAGCGCATCAGTCTCTTCGCTATAGAGCTTTTCGCTGATCCGCCCCTCGTTGCGCTGCTGCTGCAGAGCATCCATCTGCGACTGGTACTGCTGCTCGATGCTGAGCTGTTCCTGCAAGCGCTGACGCTGCTGGTCGCCCATACCCATGCCGGCGAGGTTGTTGTCCAAGCCGGTCTGTGCCTTTGCCAATTGGCTGGCCAGATTGGTCTGGAATGCCGCGAGCTTCTGCGTCTCCTCCGTGGAGATCTTCTTAAGCTGGTTTTCCTTCTCCAGCGCGGCGTTCTTTTTCAGCTGGGCGGTGATCAGCTCCTGGTTCGCAACCAGAGCCTTCTGGTCGGCCGTCAGGATCTGCTTGCCTTTGATATCGGCGAGCTCCTGCTCCCACTTCACAAGGGCCTGCCCGGCGGCACCGAGCTTATCGACCTCGCCCTTCTGCACGCCGATCAGTGAATTCTGCTGTTGCAGCACGGCATATTGCTGGCGGGCTTGGTCGAGCGCCTTCATGCCGGCGTCTTCGCGGTATGCCTTGGGCTTCTTCTCTGCAGCTTCCTTGTAGATTGAGTTCTCGCGAATCGATTTGAGCGCTGCCTTCTCCTGCTCGGCAGTGATCGTATACCCAGCCGCACGCGCAGCATTGATGCGCTTTTCCTCGATCTCCAGCGCCTTGTTCATCTTTTGGCGCTTGGTGAAATTATCCTCGATGCTTTTTTGGAATCCTTCGTAGGCAGCCTGGCCGTCACGCTGAATCTGTGCGGCCCTGGCTGCTTGTTCGGCTGCCTCCTGCTCGGCCTTCGCCTTTTTGTTGTAGGCGTCCAGCTCAGCCTGAAGAGAGGCGATTCTCTCCCTTGCGTTACCGTCCTCGTAACCCGTATCGAGAGTGGATTTCAGGTAATTGATCTTTTGCTGGATGGCTTGAACATCAGGACTGTCGTTCGACTCCCGCCCGATGTTCAGAATGGCATCCCATCCGCTCTTGGCTGCGCCAGCAAGATCGTTCCACGCTTTTTCAAGCGTGCCGAGGTTGGCCTTCATCGTTGCGGCGCGCTCGCCCAGCGCCCTGGCATAGGCTTCCTGCGCTATAGCTGCGGCTGCCTCCTTCTCACCCATTTGCTGAGCGGCTCGGATTTGCTCGTACACCGACGCGGTCAGAAAGTTGTACTTGTCGTTTAGCTCCGCAACCGCCTTCACAGGGTCGTCGGCAAGCCGAGCAAACTCAGCAACGGTCTCCGACACTGCCTTGCCCGTGGCTTTTTCATAGGCGATTGCAGATGTTGCGATTTGCTCAAAGCTTGAACTTGCAATCTTCCCGGTGCCGGCCAGTTGAGCCAGCGCCGCAGAAGCGTCAGCCGTGGTGCCTACGGTTCCACTGACGCGCTTTGCCATCTCTGCCAGCGCGATCGTGGTGGTGCCGGCGGCATTGCCAGTGGTGACGATGGAGAGTCGATAGGCATCCTGCTCTTTCGAGCCTTGGTAATACGCCAAACCCAGCACACCAACCGCAGCAGCAGCCACGGTGAACGGGTTGACCAGGCCGAGGATGTAGCCGCCCAGCGCTTTCGCGGCAGGCCCAACACCGCCGAACATATCTTTAAGCTGCCCACCCTGCTGCAGGAAAACGGTGAGAGGCGCCTGCCCGCCCTGTAGCGATACGGCAATATCGGTGAACTGCGCTGGAACGCCTCGCAGCGCAGCGGCAGTTGCCTTTGCCGTCATGCCGGTCTTGCCAAGGTCCGTATTGAAGCGTCCGAGATCTGCCCGCGTGGTGTTGATCTTCGTTTGGTACTCGGAAAAAGTATCCGCGTCGATCAAGCCAAGCTTCCGGTTTTTGGCAAGTTCCTTCTCTTGCTTATCCAGTTCACCCAGCTTTCGGGTGACAGGGTCAATACTCCCCAGCAACTCTTCCAGTTGCTCTTTCTGTGTTTTGACCTTTTTGCCTGTGGACTCGGAGGACTCGCCGACGCTA